GGTCGCGTTCGGAATGCTCGACAGGTTGCCCGTGACCGTGTTGGAGCCATAGATGGAGACAATGGTCGCGTTCGGAATGCTCGACAGGTTGCCCGTGACCGTGTTGGAGCCGGAGATGCCGACATAGGTCGCGTTCGGAATGCTCGACAGGTTGCCCGTGACCGTGTTGGAGCCATAGATGGAGACAATGGTCGCGTTCGGAATGCTCGACAGGTTGCCCGTGACCGTGTTGGAGCCGGAGATGCCGACGACACCAACCCCCACCGGTAACGCCGATAGATTAAATGACCACCCGGTGCTACCTGACGACCAACGCACCAGCGTTCCCGATCGGGTAGTGATCGCAACCGCGCCGGTAAATGGTGCCCCATAGGTATGATCCACCGTCGCGCCGGACGCGCAGTTCACCCTCACCCCATCGCCCCAATCTACCGACGACGGCTGGCTATCAGAGGTGGATACCGACAGACTGAGCGTCGTTGCTCCTGTTACCGCGTAGAACGACGTTTTAATCGCCCCACCCTTGCAGAGGGCCGCACCGCGCACAATAGAAGCAAAAGCCATCGTGCGCCCCTTAAGCCGTCACGTAACCGATAGTCCTGGATGCGGCCTCAGTCGCGTTAGACACGACCTTGACATACGGCCAAGCACAGAGACCGACATAAGCTCCGAGGATATCAACAGCGTCAGAAGCCGCAACGGTGATAGACACGGCTGTTCCGAATTGCTTGAACGTCCCATAAGTCGATCCATCTGCCGAAACCGAGAACGAAATAGCAGTCCCGGTAAACGACGATGGAATAATCAGACCAGCGAGGCGCCCACCAGAAACCATAGAGATCGCACCGGATGTCGTTCCAGACGAAGCAATAGTGACGGTTCCGGAGCCATAAGCTCCGCTCTGTGAGACCGCCATATTCATGGGATTTGACGCGCTAGAACCGCGAGGACCATTAGTTGCTGCCATTGATCGCTCCTGCGATTGCACAGACGTATTTTACCACATTAATAACCGCCGTCGACAGAATCGTGAATGGCTTCGATAATTTCATCGAATTTCACGATCAGAGACGGGCGCATAAACGCACGATCTGCGACATATTCCAGCCATGCCGAATATTCAGCACCACTAGTTATGACGGCTTTCGTCTCATCGGACGTATAATCGATATTATGGAATAGCCACCCGAATTGATATGCGGGGGTTTCTCCCGCACGAGATGACCGATTCGGGAGATCCGGATATTTACGACCTGTCTTTGGTGGAGACGTGATCGTTCTAAGCGCCTCTTCCTGAACGATACGGCCCGCGTCTGACAGACCAGCCGCCAGACGCTTTCGATATTCATCGGTTATTGCGGCAACGTGGATATTTACGGAGCCCATGCCGAGACACCGAACGACTGGCATTCATAATGGGCTAATGCAGGGTCAGCGGAAACCGCACGAATGCGGTAATACGAACCCTGCATCATAATTTCATCGTCTTTCGCGGGTGCGGCGCGCGTGAGCCCCGCAATCAACGTTATACGAACGTCCGTGTTCGGAATACCAGCCTGAGCGCGGTAGATGTCAGAGTAGTTATCGACGAATCCCTGCGTCAAGAAATCGGCATGCGTCTGGATCGGATCGCCGTATGAATCTTGACCTGTAGTCGTTAGTTTGCGAAGGGTTCCTTTGAGAAGTTTCCCGTTGAAACCCTTCGCGATTGCCGCTGCGATCTGACCGTCAAGCAAGCCCATGAGCCGCTTCCGTCAGTCGGGCATCTGACCACCGAGCGTCATACTTGGCGCCACGCGCTTCAAACCACGCGCGACGCTCCTCTGTAGTCATTTCGACAACGGAACGCTTACGAGGCTCGCCATACGCAAGCACCTTCGCATCGTAAAGCTGCCGCAGACGCCGAAGCGGTACGACAGCCTTATTGATTGCATCACCCGGAGCGAAACTGTCATCACCGAAGACAACTGCCTTACGAGCGACGAAGTCACGTTCCGGGTCAAACTTACCCCACCGAGCAATCACGCAACGGCTCCCGAGAAGAAGTACCCGAGATCGGCGCCGACGAGCTTCTGATCGAACGCCATTTCGCCTTCGATGCGGTCGCTCTCAAGCCACTCCATGCGGAACTTCTTGATGCGAACACCCATGTTACCGGCACCGAAGAACCCGGTCCACGAGAACGTATAGCCCGCCGAAGGAACCAACAGCGATGGCGACGGGGCCGCATAGGACAGAAGCGCGTTCTTACCGAGAATGAACGACGACGCCTCAGTCTGACCCTTCTGTGCAGTGTTCACCACTGCGTCAGACACAAGTACCCGATCAACCTCGAAAAGCTGAGCAAGAACCTGATTGTTGGTCAGCGCCGGGTTGCCCATCTGGCCCTGGAAGCTATACTTCACACGGTCGACGATGTCGGGATGATCGAGCATGGCGTCAAATACTGCACGCCCGAGCGTAAGGGTATTCGGACGGAAGCCGGTATTTCCAGCAACAGTCCGCTTAGCCGCGCGAATGGTCTCGATCGGGGTCGACGCCGCGTTATCCCACTGGAGGAACTGCGAGGCGGACGGGGTGCCGGACGCGACGCCAGTAAGATCGGTGCCCCACAGTCCAGTCGTGAAATACTTCGACGCCCAAGCGTTCTCGCGGCGAATGAGCGCCTGAGTAGTGAGCCACTGCGTCGCATCGCGATCGGGGTTCAGAACCGCATCGCTATTGGCGCGGATCTGGTCGTCGATGTCCTTATGGAGCGCCCAAACGTTCGCGTAATACGTCGGTGTATTGTCGAGATCGTAGCCGCCGCCCTGCGATTCAGTCGACGGAGCACGGACAGCATAACCGTCGCGGTTGAAGTCCTCCCGCTTGTAGATATAGTACCGATCCGACTGCTTGGCGACAGGAACATTCGGGAACACCTTATCAGCGATGAACGCCGACTGATCCTGAATATACGCGATCGAGATGTTGGTAAGCGGGGCATTGACGTGGACGTCGCCACTGGTAGGGGTAGACATATTAGTATTCCTTCAACGGGAACGCCCACGTCATCCGACGTTGGCTAATATGGATCACACGACTCCGCGCGGATTCCACAGAACATCAACGATCGAGTTGGCGCCAGACGCGGTTTCGAGCGCAAGCGCAAGAATAACATTGGTCGACGTCGCGGTAACAAGCTGACCAGACGAATTAGTCATCAGGAACACGCCAGCATTGAATGCAGCGCCGGCAATGGCTGGGGTCCGCCCGCCGACAGCGACTTCGGCCGCCTGATTAGCCGCAGACGGCTTATTGAGAAGCACGCCAACACAGAACACGCCGGCAGTGCCAGCAGTAGCGACCTGACCAGACGAATTGACCGTCATGGCGTAATACTTCTTGGTCGAAAGGTCACCCGACGCAGGAATAGTGAGCTTGGTAACGGATTCGGTCTCAGACATGATCAATTCCCCTTGACGCGAGCAGCGTGCTCGGCATCGGCGCGCTTATAGAGTTCAGGATTTTCATCCATGATGATGGTTGCCGCCTTGGCGAACGAAATACCATCCTTGGCAGCGCGGGCCTTCGCGAGGGTGTCGATCTCATCCTGAGCCGAACCAACGGGAGCGCCGCGAGACATGCCGGCCTTTTCGAACCCGAGTTTCATCGCAGCATTCCCAGCCGACAGAGCGTCGGTGAGAGCCTTCGCAACATCTTCCGGCATACCGGCCGCTGCCTTGAGGATCTTCGCCTTGGCGATGTCCGTACCCGGCAGAGCGCCGAATTCGATCGAAGCACGCTTGGCAAGGGTCGATAGTTCGGCCTCGTCGCGGGCCTTGGCGAGCGCCTCGTTCTGCGCCTTAGCAAACGCGAACATCTCCGCACCAACGGCCGACTTCCGAATTTCGGTCTCGCCGACCTTCAGAACTTCTTCATCGGCACGCTTGGCGATAGCCTCGGCGGCTTCGAGCTTCTTAGTAAGTTCAGCAACCTTGGCCTCAGCGGCTTCGGCTCGCTTAGTGATTTCAGCGATATCGGCCACGTCATCGGCCTCCCTGTTAACGTCGCGCTTCATGATGACAGCACGAGCACCTTCCTGCGCCGGATAATCGACGGCGGAAATTTCATCCAGACGTAGTTCCTTGATCAAACGAACCATTACGTCACAACCCCGCTGATCGATCGAGTAACAGCCCCACCAATCGAGAACCCCGTATATTCACCAGACTTGAACTTCGCGAGCACATCGGGCGACGGCTTCATTGCGATCATGAGACCGGTTTTGTTGCACTCGATACCCATCGACTTCGCGACGTCAGCAGTAAGCGGATACGTGAATACGATATTGCCGATCGGCCCGCCCGAGTGCATATCCTTAGCAACGCGACTATTCACCGCGAAATCGGCCGCAGCCTTCAGCATCGCGTCTTCTGGAATGTGGTCGTTCTGCGTGTCGATGTAGTCTTCGCCGTCTTCTGTGCAGACGATGGCCCACCCGAATACGAGGCCTAGACTGTCGTCGACTTTTTCGATCTTGACGCGCTTTTCGAGTTTTTCGGCGAGTTCGTCGTCTCTGGGCGTCGGTTCTGCCTTCTTGGCCCACTTCCCACCGCCCGCCGGCCGCTCATAATTCTTCTTGACGGCATCCCAACCGGATGTTACACATGCATTGTGATCGTAACCGAGATTGGAGGCGTCGTTAGCAGCCTTGCAGAAGATACCCATAGCATCGGCGTCGAGTGCCTTAGCGACAGGTGCCAGTAACTGATGGTTCGCGCTATACGTCACTCGACGCTTCCTGCATATGTGGAAAGATAATTCTGCAATCCAATCGAAGCAATGCGGTTTTGCTGCATTTCCAGCATTCTGACGTGACTTTCTTCGTCCTTCAAAATGTCATCGAACAGCATACGAGAAACGCGGTCTCCAACGGATTCGCAGTATTTTGCTGCTTCCGTGTATTTTACCACGGTTTTACGTTCGGCTGCAAGATCAGACGCGATAATCCCCGTAACATCTGTTTTGATATCAATCGTGTCAAGCCTGGACGGGTCAGGCGTGGCGCCGAGAAGCACCATTCGATCGACAAACATACGGAAATGTGTTCGCTCGTCCTTGACTTGATGATACCAGTGTTTTTCTAGATCGAGAAACCCTGCATACCCAAGAATAGCAGCATGAATAGAATACTGGTTCTGGGCGGCAAGCTCGCCCTCGATTGCTGATTGAAGGTATGCAATTACGCCGGGATCACCTATCAAGTCCGCCTCCGATATTCTATCCAACATCTACAATTGATCGTATCCGCGATTGGTGCGTTTGGATCGTGCGGATATTTTAGCATATTTCCGAGACCGCTTGTATATGTTCCGCCGAATGGTTGAACTTGCCCGTCCATATAAACATGAGATGCGCGAACCCTATCGTCTCCTACGGTGTTCCATACGCCGTCATATTGTTCATTCGACTGCTCGATAGCAGCAGCTCGCCCGACGTTCCATGCACGTCCACCTTCGATGTTTGCCAGTGTGTCACCGCGAGCCTGAATGAGCCTGCGACGATATGTCTCGACCATCCGCTCTATCTGATCCGGCCTCAGCGGCCTACCTTGCCGAATTGCCGCGTCGCCTCGTCGATCTCTGAATATCGTGTCGATCGCCTTACGCGACCCTGATTCGAGCGCATTACGGTACGCTGCAACCGCATGCTCTTGGGCAACTGTCAAGCCGTAATTGACAGTTCGAGGACGCACTTGCGAAGCTAGCCACAGCATCATGGCAAGAGTGGCGTCATACTTGAACCGGTCTACAAACGATTGCCGCTCGATTGCTAGGATATGCGCTTTCGTCGGGTCAAACGACTTGATTTCTGACGATCCTGCCTTTATAGAAATCGACGTCACTGCCGGCGCTAGCGTCTCAGATACGGCCGAATCGATAACCGACATCGCCGCATCATACTGGCGAGCATCAACGAGATGCATGAACTCTACCGTTCGCGTCGCGCTAGCCATATACGCCAGATACGCCAAGAAAGCGGCAAGCATTTCTGCCTCCGCTTCTAGTTGGCC